CATGACATCTATTTCGTCATCTTTGTAATCAGGATACATGGTCATCAAGGCTCGGCGCTTGGCACTCAATCCTGCTTCTTTTTTACGCGGAGCAATCCAGGGATGTCTTGGTGTGCCCATGTCGGGACTCACAGTTGTGGCCATGAGCCATTGCAGTTTGGGATGTCGACTGACCCCAAAAAAGTGCTTGTTCAGTCGCTCGTTGGTAGCAATAACATAGAACTCCTGTAGTTCTCTTGATCCCTCCACTGCCGATCCCCAACGTATCATGAGATAGTTTGAAAACTTTTTGCGCTCTTCAGGAGTTAACTCGTCGTAGAAGTGTCTGTTCTTGCGATCAAACTGTCGCATTTCATTGGCAATGTTTAGTCGGTCACTCATGGGTTTGGCTCAATCGATAGATTATTATAGCACGTTCCAGCGCATCGTGTAAAGCAGGATTGGTTTCTGCGGCCTGGGCCATGCCAACCAATTCAGCCACACGTCGTTGATCCATACCAAGGATTTTGTCGATACGGTGTCCTGTTATTGGATCCCAAGACTTGTGATTTTCATACCCAACTACTCGTCGAGTGCTGGGGTCAGCGCCTGATTCGCGAGCATAAATTACACCATCCGAACGTTCGTAAACATAAGAGGCCCCGGGAGTAAGTGAACCCATTAGTGGTTCCTTTGGCCATCAAATACGCAATTGAATACTAAATTCTGTTCACCATCGTTGATCACTCGGTGAAACGCACCGTCAGGAATCAGCATGATATCCCCTGCATTGACTCTAAACTTTTCTTCACCTATGATCATGATGCCTGTGCCTTGCACAAAGAAATAAACTTCTTCTTGACCTGCATGACTGTGACCGCGGGTGGCCTGTCCACGATACAGTTTGGTGCTACTCAGCACAAGATTGTTTAACGTTTTGTTGTCTTTGAGCAGGTAAGTTTCGTTGTCTTTGACAACCATGCCGCCCACGTCATGTGTATGATGTTTTAATTGCATTACCAAGCCCTGTTATAATCTACTATTTCACAGTTTCGACTGATGTCTTTTACAAAGTAAACACAGTCGGGTTCAGGTTCATCATTCAGCGGCACAGCCAGGATCTGGCCGTTCTTGAGTTTGGGCGCATACCAGTTGACTTCGTGGTAGACGTCAAGTATTTCAATATCCGGAAAACTGGGTCTGTAACTGGACAAAGGATTGAACTGAAATACCTTGAATCCTCTGTCATTGATCGAAGTAAGTGGTAGCACTTCAAGGTCACCAACGTCAGGTTCTCCAATGAGAATTTGCCAGTCCATGGGCATTTTCAGTGTTGCTGAACCAATGCGTAATACCAAGGCAGGTGAATTAAATGATTCTAAAAAAATCAAAGGAATAAAATGATAATCTGGTTCTGCTGGGTTAGAGTTATCCAGTATAGCAAAGCGCATGTCGTCAACTTCTTCGGGCAATTGATTTAAATCATAGTGAGTGTTGTCTAGTGTCAGTATTCTCATAGTAATAGTATATAGATATTAGTGGGCCTTGTCAAGTCTTTTCATAATGACTCCACAGTCTACTGTTTGATGTACCACACTCCACCCATGTGCCTGTAGGTACACCACAGCGGGCCCGCATTTGCCAATCCAACAATCATTGTGACAATAAGTGTCATCAAATGCCACAATGGCGTTTGGTGCCAAACAATGTCGTAGAGCAACCACTTGACGCATGTGTTCTGCCTGGCAGTTTTGATTGTTCATTGTGATGCCCTGCCCTGAATATTCTTGTATTTGCTTTTGAATTTCAGCGGTGATGTTATTGACATCCCAAATATAATCAAAATTGTCTAGGTACAGTACAGCAATGTCAGCGGGAGTAGAGGCAAATTGCTTGGCCCAGGTACTACCCGGTGCAACCACGAACTCCGTGTTTGTCAATTGGTTACTGTAACGTTGTTGCGCATCAGATTTGATGTCCACGCTGATCAACTTGGTCATGCACTGTCCAGCCAGTCGATCCAACCATATGGTACTGCCTTCCCAACGCTCACTGCCAATTTCCACAAACACACCTGTGGTTTTTTCAGGCAAGTAATTGACTATGCTCTGGTATACTTTGCCCATTATGCTACCTTCATCCAGTCCAAGCGTTCTTGACTGAAGGGATAGTTGGCTTCTTTGTAGAACTGTTTGCGCTTGGTTAGGTGTCGCTTGGCAAATTTGCAGGTTGAGGTGATGTCCCAAATTTGCACATGATCTTTGTCCTCTGCTTTTCGGATACCTCGGCCAATACTCTGGATAACTCTAACAAAACTCTTGCCAGGCTCAATGAGCACAAGATTAAAAATTCGCGGAATGTTAATTCCAACCGCTGCCACACCGTAGGTGGCAACGATGATTTTGTCTGAACTGTCGGCAACTTCATCATACTCATCTTGACGGTCCTTTGCTTTGGTTGCTCCTGACACAAACACAGCCCGATCGCCCAGGCGTTCCACTAGAGCATGTCCGGCAGCCACTCGGTCCACTAGTACCAAGGTGTTACCTGTTTCGTTTACTTTTCGTATGAGTTCGGCCATGGTGTCTAGGCGGCCTGACTCTTCCAGCAGGTATTTAAGTTCTGTTTGATACTCTTTATACTCCACGTGATCAATCAACTGCACAATGTTCACATGGCAATTGGCCAGCACACCTTGTTGTTGCAGTTCATTGGCACTCAATCGACCAATCACAGGACCCAGTCCAACCAACAGTGCTTGGCTTTCAAATTTTTCTTTGGGTATGGTTCCTGTCAACCCCCAGCGAATTGGCACTCTAGCCATCACGCCGGTCAGCAGGGTTTTGAGTGCATCTGCTTTGGCCATGTGTACTTCGTCTACAATAACACACACCACACCTTCAAGAAACTCGTCAATGGTACAGTCGCCTACGCCGGCTTTGGTGTTCTTTAACAGCACATTTAGGCTTTGCCAAGTACAGATAGTGTGTTGGCGACCCCACTCTTTGCGATCGCCAAAATACACCCCCACATCCTGTTGCATGTTGATATAGTCTTTTTCTGTTTGTGTCACAAGACTCTTGTTGGGCACAATCACAATTGATCTACCATATGGTGTGACTGCATTTGAAAGTGCGGCTGTCATTATGGTTTTGCCTGCACCAGTGGCCACTTCTTGTAGACACTGTGGATTGGCCAGGAAGTTGTTCACAATCTCAACTTGATAGTCTCGCATGACAATGGGTTTGCCTGCTTCAGGATGACCTTTGGGCCATGCAATATGAGCAAATGAATCTTCTTGTACCTGTTCAAACTCAAACGTGGTAGAATAATCTCTTTGATCATCAATCTCTATGTCATAGTCAAACCGGTCCAAGATGGGAACAATTTCTGGCAACAGATTTGTGTATGTGCTACCACCCAGTTGAAAGTAACTGACTTTGCCGTCCCAGCGGCCTAGACGCACTGCTGGAAGATATCTAGCATAAGGAACATCATATTTGAACGCAGTGACCAAGGCTCGGCGCACATCTAAATCCAAGCCTTCTAATTTGATATTGACTTCGTCTCTAATCTGTATTGTGCATCTTTTCATTGTGTTTATTATACAGGATTTGATAGGAATTTACAACTCACTCTCGGGACTTAACATTATCAAAAGATTGGTAAACGATAAGATGCAGGTGCAGTCCAATCACTGTGATCAAACACAGTGTGCTTGTAAAAAGATATTTAGCCAATTGGAATGGCCTGTGACTGGCCAAATGATACGTAAACAGGCTTTACATTGTTTTTTAACTGCTGTATCAATTCATTGATATTTGGCACCCTGGCAAATACCACTGCTGAAAAAATATCATGAGTGGTCCAACTGGTCTGACCCCAATGCTGACACAAGGGGGTGCTGTATTGTGACCACCAAGATTCAAATGCATCAATATCTACGCCTTCTAATGCATCAACATCGTCAAGCGCCACACGAATTTTGGGTCTTAGTACCAGCCAGGGTTTGATCAATTCGCACATGCGCTCGATGTTGTTGGGTTCCTTACTATGCCAATAAGTGTATGGAGTTTTTCCTAATTCGTTCCAGGTTATGAATACATCGCCTGCTTTGACTTTGGTAGTAGAATTTTTTGTCCATTGCGGATCAAAAGGTTTTTCTAACATGCCTGCTTTTTCTCTGTAGTCGATATGGAACAAACTTGTTTTTGTTTCAAATGCTTTTTCACACAAATGAATGTGTTCGTGAAAATCTAACCATTCAGATTCCCCGCAATAACTTTTTTCATAGATGTTGTGCAGTTTGTTAAAATAATTTTGGTCTTGAGCGATACAGAGGTCACGATTGACCTGGACTGAAACTTTGTTACCGTAAAAAATCAACGCATCAACCAAGTCTTGATGTGTGGAATTTTTTATATAAAAAGGATTGTCCCAATCTCTAAACGGGATGGGTATGTGTTGAAGATGTTTATATATTTTTTGATAGATAGGAGCCAATGGACTAGAGTTAAAAACTAAATCGATAGTTGTACCATTGCTAAAAATTATATGCATGGCATATTTACACAGCCAAAAAAACAGACACCTTTTTAGGGGTGTCTGTATAAAGCCTGGGCCGGAGCCAACCAATGCCCAGGAAACTCTGGAGACTCAAACTTTTTTGACTGTGTATCCTTCTGTGCGGTAGAGATCTGCTTCGTCTCGATTGTCTACAGTAAACAACAGCAAGTCGCCATCATAAATTTGCCACACGTCAATCTCCAAAAAACAAAATTACAAACGATAGGAACAGTGCCCAGCCAAGGTGGCCCAACATCAGCAACATCAAAACACCAATCCAGGCCATGTTAGTCCTTTTTGTTTACTGTGGTTTTGAACAAGAAGCCAGACAGCAGATTTAGGCCCCAGGCTTGCAACCAAGAAACTTCGTTGACTCCGTCAACCGCACCAACCAAACAACCGTTCCACAAGAAGTAGACAGGTAAACTAAACAGCAAACTCAGCAAGACCAAGAGTGCAATACTGCCCAGGGCAGTGACAGTCAATTCAAACACGTTCATATTAGGCCACCTTCATGCAAGTGGTTTCTGCCAGACGTTTCCAGTTTACAACTGACATTTTGCGCAGGTCTGCAATCTTCAGCGCCATGCGCAACGACACTTCGCGCAGGCGGTCTTTGTTGGCGTGCATAAAGTCGATAATATCATCTTGCACTGCTTCGTCGAACTCGTAGTCTTGGAACAACACACCGTCTTTGGCAATCTGTTTGATGCGCAACAATTTGTCACGCATGGTGTCCAAGGTCAAGTCCAGGTAGTGACAGCGTGACTGCAAAGCATCCAAGTGATCCCGCAATTTTTGCGATTTCATTTTGTCGAACTTGAGGTTGGTAATAAAAATTACCGAGCCTTTGAACTCAAAGCGATCCGGGATGCCTTCACGACGCAGGGCACTGGATTCACTCAACCACGAAATAGTGCGTTTCTTGCCTGAGTCCAGAGCACCTTTCAGCAGGTTCAGTGCCACATCATCCAACAGGATTGAGTCACAGTCGTCAAACACAATCACACAATTTTCGTCGGAGTATTTGTACAGGGTTTGGAACAGGCCAATGGGGGTAGCAGAACCTTTGACCACTTCGGCACGAAGGCGCTTGCCAGCCAATTTGTCAAACAAGCAGGCCTTTTCAATTTCTGTTTCAACGCCAAACGATTTGCCAACACCCGGAGGGCCCGACACAATCATAGCACGAATGTCACCACTCACAGTGGCTTTGGTCATTTCAGTAAGAATGTCAAAACGCTCACGAATACGATCCATGGCTTCATCGTCAGTTTCTGCGACAAGGACGGATTTTTCAAAGTGGATGGTGTTGTCTTGTGTCATGCCTGTAGTATACTCAATGTCAGCAATGTTGTCTACACTGATACGAATCGTATCAGGGCAGTTCGGGAAGGTGCCGTTGTTTTTGACTGTGACATAATTGCCTCGGGCACCAGTTTGAAAACCATTCACAAGAACGAATTCTTGATTGTGGACGGGTTTGTTGCGGTATGTACCTTTTACAACACGAATTGCACTCATGGTTGGCTCCTTTTTTGTGCGGGTTTATCTTACTGTCTATGTGTATATTATAGCAAAAGCCGATTTATTGGTCAAGTACTACCTAAGTATTACTTTTGGTTAATTTCTTCCAATTTTTGGGTGTATTCCAAACGTGCTTTCACCATGTTGTAAACTGCATACACCATGGCCCCCAGTAGCAGGACAACGGACAGAATTCCAGGGGCGGCAGGATGTAGCAAGGACAATACATAACTGGTCAGGGTGGATCCACCGATCAAGATTGCAAAGATTGCTACTGTCTGCAACAGGGCCTTTTGATTCAGAGTCATTTTTGAATTCCTTTTTAGTTTCTATACCATAATTATAGCAAAAAGGCAATTAGTGGTCAAGTACACAAAAAGTATTACTTTTGATAGTCCACAAGACGTTGCACAAGAATGCCGTGCTCAGCGTCCATTTCTTCGTTGCTAACGTAGAAGTCTGTGCGGGGGTCATAGTATTTGCCTTCACTGGGGTCATAATACAACACACGACCCGACGCATACATGAACGGACCTTCTAGGCCTTTGCGTGGGCCATACTTTTGGCGCATCATGTCTGTTTCAAAACGGTCTGCAATTACCTTGTATCCCATGCCAGGCTCCTTGTTGCTTTGTATGCCCATATTATAGCAAAAACACAATTTTGGGTCAAGTACACAAAAAGTATTAGTTTTTATTGCCACAGTTGTTGTATCACAGGATCCTTGCTTTCGTGTGGTTTGGGGTGGCCGTGAAACACCACAACTGAAGTGTCAGGTCGTATGTTGACTCCTGCGCCCGGTTGAAAATGTTTTCTTTTGGCAAAATCAAAACCGCCATCCAGGCATTGCCAACGAAAACTTTCAAAACGGAAATCTTCAACAAAACGTCTTTGGTTTACATCTAGCACAGCACCAAGATAGTCTTGATCGCCGGGATAACTCTTGATCGTGGATTTGAAATCGGCCTGACTGAACTGGTTCCATATCCAGGCAAACTTGGCCACGTTCCAGTACATCATGCTGGAGTTCATTGTCACAGTGTCTCGGCGTTGCAAGTATCTAAAATCTCTTATGGTCCAGAGATAGTTGGTGTCAAGATCACTGACCCAATTGAGTTGGTTTGCAATTACCACATCTAGATCAAAATACAGCAGGTCACCTGAAAAATGTTCAGGGTTGAACAACTGCATTTTGTACCACCAACTTCGTTTGGGACCAGAGATGCCCCAGTCTGTCAATATGTGTTTGACCATGTGTGGTGGCACTGACCTATCATGTTCGGTATACACATGCATGCGAACTGGCGTAGTGAGATGTCGACTCAGCATGTTGTATAAGCGTTCCACATAGATCCAGTCGTAGCCTGATCCGTGAATCACGCAAGCACAATCAATCCACCCATACTTCTTTTTTGACATGGTCAAAAGACCTTTTGAGCATTGTGTATCACTATATCGCTTGTGCTATGAACAAACATCCAATCACCATCACGTATTTCATAAGCATGATACCCAAGATCTTGAAAAAACTGTGACACAGCGTCTTTGTCGGTCTTGCATACTTCTACAAAACAAACAGGCAAACTGCGTGATATCAAATGCTTGGCTCCGTTAACCACCAAATGTTCCATGCCTTCCACATCAAGTTTGATGATATCAACTGTGTCATCAAAATTGTCAAGTTTGATAACACTCACTGTTTCAGTTGACTTTTTTATCATATTTTGATTGTCAGTCCACGTGGGCGGCATTACCAGTTCTAATCCACCAAAATTGTTGTCTTCATTGTAGTCTGGCAGTTGTATATCCATCACAGTATTGTCATCGCCCACTGCCGTATGATAACAATGAACGTTACGCAATCCATTGATGGATACGTTTCCGCACAGCATGTAATAGATTTGCCGTTGTGCTTCAAAGGCTTTGATTTGAATGCGATCCTGAAATTCCTTGGCCAGTGGCACGGTGTGTGTGCCTATATTGGCCCCAACATCGTAGAAAACCACACTGGGTTTTGATTCCAAAATAACGTTGCAGATGTTTTGCAATAGTATAACATCTTGTAAGGCCCAGTAACCAGCGGATTCCACACCGCGACCAATGTAAACATCTTTGGAATTTATGATCATGGGACCATATATGGAATTCACAACTTTATTGGTATTCATAAGTTCTTTCTAGTGCTGGCGCAATCCTACTAAGCCATGTGCCTCTTCTTAGTTCTTCCACTGTGTATTCAGTGTGACAAATCTGTGTGAGCCATAGTTCTCGGTCTTTGACGTATGGTTGTTCTATGTCTGGATAGCCTATGCCCACAGGGTAGGCCAAACTTGAATGTTCAACAATGGGCCGTACTCCAGCAATGGCTGCTTGTATGCCCGGCCCTGAATTATAATTTACCACTGCATGACAATCAAAGTGCATGTCAAAACTGTCATAGGTATTTGCTACCTGCCGCGGCTGTTCCACAGTAACGTTTGACGGCAAGGGCGGCAACGGAGTGGAGCATCTAGGGTGCGGACGTAGTGTAATGGGCCTGTCAGTGTTGTTGCGCAATATGTTCAAAGTATTCCGGATCCATTCAGTCATGTTGCCAATGTCAGCCGCTTGCTGACTGCGTGAATGTTGCAGAGCCACTATGATATTGGGTTTGGGTTGCACCTGGGTAGCCAAACTTATGCCCAATTTTCTTGGGCGGTCCCAATCCAAATTGTCAAGATGCCCGTAATAGCCCCGGGCATTGACATTGTTGACTGCAACTTTCCAAGTGTTGCCACGATACAGAGCCCCTACTTCGACCACAATAACTGGCTTGCCTTGTGACCTATAGTGCTCATACACCTGCTGGTTTGGTGCCATACGTCCGTTCCACAGCACTGACCAAATCACCGCGGCGTCTGACGCCATGGAATTTTCCTGTGTTTGTATTCCTTTGGCCTGCATGCAATCCAGTACGGCTGCCATGACTGGTCGAGAATTTTTTGCACATTGCAAAGGAAAATAGGCTATGTTTTGAATCATAAGTATTGCGATGAAATATACTGTATGTACCACGTTTAACGAGGCCGGCTACAAACAATATGGCCAGCGCATGATTCAAACCTTTTTGCAAAACTGGCCTGCCGAAGTCACTTTGGTTGTGTACGCGGAAAACTGTGAAGTAGCAGAATCTGCTGCCAACCTTGTGGTACGCGACATTGCCACAGTAGACGCACTTACCACATTCAAATCAGCATGGCAAGGTGTGCCCCGAGCCAATGGAGATGTCAGCGATGACCCTGTGAGAAACACTAGAAAAGATGCTGGCAAAGGATTCAAATGGGACGCTGTGAGATTTGCTCACAAAGTTTACAGCATTTTTCACTGCGCCAGGAGTGTCAACACTGACTGGTTGTTATGGATGGATGGTGACACTGTGTGCCATAGTCCCATCACTGTATCAGATCTAGACAGATTGTGCCCTCTCGATCGAGACTTGTGCTTTTTGGGTCGGCGCCACAAATATACCGAATGCGGATTGTATGCAATGAACCTTACTAGATTGTCTGTCAAGCACTTTTTACAAGTGTTTCAACGTTATTATGACGACGCTGACAACGGAATATTCACCTTGGAAGAATGGCACGACAGTTTTGTGTTTGACGCTGTGAGAAAAAAATGTGCCATGACAGAGTTAGACTGGTCAGGACACTTGATCACTGGCGAAGGCCATCCCTTGATCAACTGCGAATGGGGTGCTTACTTGGATCACCTCAAAGGTGCTCGAAAAGATCTTGGCCGTAGCAAAAGAGTTGACTTGAAAGTCAAACGCACTGAAGCATACTGGCAATGACCTGGATATTCCTAAACAAAAACAACTCAGACGAGTATATTGAAATGTTTGCGTCTGGCTCACAGACTGTGCCCACTTGTTTGGAAACCTGGCGCTATGAGGACAGTGATGCTCCGCTGGTGTTGCGCGGCATCATGAAACACAAAATTATCAAACGCTGTTGGGCTGATCGCAGGCCGTTCTACTACATGGATTCTGGCTATCTAGGCAATAGACCCAGTCCCACCAATCCCAATGGTTGGAAGTTTTGGCACAGAATTGTACCCAATGATTTACAGCATGGTGCTGTGATTGACAGACCTGCAGATAGATTGCAACGCTTGGATATCCGAATACGCCCAAGGCAAAATCATTGTCGAGACATCTTGATAGTGGCCCCCGACGAAAAACCCTGTACTTTCTACGACCTTACACTTGACACATGGTTGAAAACCACAATAGATACCATCAAACAGTATACAGATCGCCCCATACGCATGCGAGAGAGACCTGTGAGTCGGTTGGATCGCAAGACACAACGTCCAGAAGAATGGTTGAACGATGTACACGCTGTGGTAACATTCAACTCCACAGCCGCTACTGAAGCCATACTGGCTGGTGTTCCTGTGTTTGTCACAGCGGCTGCCAATGCCGCAAGGCCTGTGAGCAATACTGATTTACAAGCAATTGAAACACCTTGGTTTCCAGATTCTGACCAAGTATACAAGTGGGCTTGTCACTTGGCATATGGCCAGTTTCATACCACAGAATTAGCCAACGGCACCGCAGCCGCAATACTCAAGGAGACTCCTTATGCGTGAACAGTACGGATGGTACTTCCCAGACATTGAACAACATTTTCCCGAAATGTTGGCCAAAAACATCAGCAAGGGAGGACCTTCAGAGTATCAACAACCAGTTAGACTGCGTAGTCTACAGTATGTCAAGAATCGAAGAACAGCCTTGGACATTGGCGCCAATGTGGGTTTGTGGAGTCGCGATCTTGTGCAACACTTTGATCAAGTGGTTGCATTTGAGCCTGTGGCCATGTTTAGAGAGTGCCTGGAGCGCAACGTGACAGCAACAAATATTTCTGTCAAGCCCTTGGCCTTGGGTGACTCAGATGGCACAGTGAACATGATCATTACTGAAGGCAATACTGGACACACTCACGTAGATCCGCACAGTCGCTCAGGCGATACTGTGATTGTGAAACTGGACACACTAAACTTACAAAAAGTTGATTACATTAAAATTGACTGCGAAGGATTTGAGTATCGTGTGCTTCAAGGCGCCAAGAATACCATTCAACAGTGGCGTCCTGTTGTTGTAATCGAACAAAAGCCTCACGAAATGTACTCCAAAGATTATGGACAGTTTGCCGCCATTGGTTTGTTGGAAGATTGGGGCATGGTTCAACTGGACCGAGTCAAAGACGATTGGATCATGGGATGGCGATAGAAGATCCTGACAAAGGTGCTGAGGATTCAGCCCAGTGGGCACGCAAGTGGACCACAGACAAATACATTGCCAAACGCCGAGCAAACTTTGAAACAGTAGACACTTACTTGAATCAACCTGTGGGACGATTGTTAGACATAGGTTGTGGATTTGCCTGGGACTCAAGATGGTTCAACGAGAAGTATGGCACAGAACTTTGGTTGTTGGATGGTGATGCCAGCACCAATGCTGCCAAACCCGAAAGTGCTAGTTATGGTAATTGGAACACCGATTCTGCGGCCTTGAAATTTTATCATACCTTTGAGTTTTTGGATTCAAAACTACAACAACTGGGCACCAAGAATTATCATCTTGTGGATGCCAACAACATCACGATACCCAGCGATGTAAAATTTGATCTGATCACCAGTTGGCTAAGTTGTGGCCATCACTATCCTGTGCGAACATACATTGATCTTATGAAACAACATTCGCACGCGGGCACAAGAATTGTGCTGGATGTTAGATGCAAAGGCACAGAAACAAATTTTATTGGAGTAGATGGATTTGAAATTGTGCGTGTGATTTCAAATGCTGGTGGCAAAAAACGTGCCACGGTGGAGATAAAGTTATTATGACCAGTTCCTATTACGAAGAATCAGTTCGCATTGGTCGGCAGTTTCAAGAGCAAAACAAAAGTTGGGCCGGCTATGATGTGGTCAAGTACCAAAAGTGCATAAAAGATCTTGTGGATCACTATGGCGCCCGGACCATACTAGACTACGGCTGTGGCAAGGGTTTGCAATACCGTGAACGTTTGCCCTATGGTGGTGGTGCCGGCGTTGAATTGCCCGAGTCGCAATGGCAAACATTTGATCAATACCTTGGAGTCACTGTGTACTGCTATGATCCATGTGTGGCAGGCTTTGAACAACTGCCCGCAGACGGCACCAAGTTCGACGGAGTAATATGCACACAGGTATTGAACAGCATACCCGACGATGACATGCCATGGGTGCGCCAACGTTTGGAATCATATGCTGAACGGTTTTGCTTTATTGGCGTGAACTTTCAACGTGAAGCCAAGGGCAAAAAGAGCCTGTATGACCCTGCGCATTTTCGTCAACCAAGAACCCGTGACTTTTTCCGCAGTCACTATCACGATTGGCAAGGCAGTGACTTGTTTTGGTGGTGGAAAGACCGTCCTTACTATGATAGTTGGCTCAATGACCAACTCAACGGCAATTGGCAAGACATACCCAACACATTTGGCGGCAAATACGAATACGTAGAGGTAAATCACAGATGATTATAGATCCTGAATATCAAAAGCAATTGACCACCATGCACAGTCAAGGTAGATTTGTAAATGGAGCAAAAACTGCCAAAGTTGTAACTCCAATTGTTGAGCGTTATGGGCCTACCAGTATACTGGACTTTGGTTGCGGCACAGGTGCCCTGGTCAACTCATTGCAACAAACTTATCCCCACATACATGTAGAGGGCTATGACCCCGGAAACGTAGATCATTGTCACTTGCCCAAACGTTCATTTGACGTTGTGGTCAGTGCTGATGTATTTGAACACATTGAACCCGAACACTTGGCAGCAACCTTGCAGTTAATCAGTGCCAAGATGTTAGTGGCCGGATGGTTTAGAATTGCCTGCTATCCTGCCAAGAAACAATTGCCCGACGGGCGCAACGCTCATCTAATTGTGGAAAAGCCAGAATGGTGGCGCCAGCAACTGCTGGCCAACATGAACATCAATATTGTGAGTGAAGAAATCAGTGTGTTTGACAAAAGTCAAAAGTGGCCTGAAGTTCGGGGCTGGAATTACGACGTCGTGGTAGAAGTCAAGTAAGGCTGAAATTTCTTCCAGATACGTCCGGCTTGGGCATCTTCATCACTCCAGTGAGCGGCAGCCAAATCATTCAGCCATTGGCTTCTCTCAAACACACGGCAGGATTCAATCTGAGCAATTGTGTGATGCCCCACTGACCATGTAACAGCACTGGCATCATCAACAAACACTGGCACGCCTTCCAGTACCGATGCCACACTGGCACTGCTGTTGAAGAACACCGATGAATGTGCTCCTTGCAAATTTTCTAACAGTGTGGTTTGCAAGGGATTGACCACAGTGATGTTTTTTGCATTGCTGTAGCCTGCAAATTCAGACATGTCAAATTTGCCCGGATGTGGACGTATCACTATTTCTCGATTGGTATAAGTTCTTATTTCTTGTATTTTGCGTTCAAGCCATATCAAGGGGTTCAAAGTTTTCATACTGAATCCACCATCTCGTTGCATGCCAATCAAAATATGACCATTGGAAGATTGTGGTGGTTTGAGTTGTAATTTCAAACTGCTTTGAATTTCATGCCATTTGGTGGCATCGCTGTCTCGGTTGGCATATATTGCACGATCATAAAATGGACCATCTATGCTGTATCTCAAATAGCGACTGGATGAATCTACATATTTGAAACAACTGGCATCAATGCACATGGTCTTGACACCGCGCTTGTGCTGTTCAGAAATAATTTGTTTGCGTAAAGCAATGTTGCTACCACCAGTATTGGTAGTGGCCCAACCCAACATCACTGCCAATCGGCTGGGTGTGTACACATAATCGTGTTCGAGTTTGACCTTGCCACCACATTTGGCAACACCTGTGGCAAAACTTTCAAGGCATTGCAGTTTGCGATTGTGCTTTTTTATATTGGCCACACTGGACACATAAACCACACAGTCAAGCATTGTTCAGTATGCGCCAGGCAGTGCCATCACGCATCTCCACTTCGGTAAATTGACAGTATGCTATGTGTCGTGCCCAAGCATCAACTTCGTCCAGTGTTGGTATTTTGAGATGCTCAATTTCGCTAAGGCTGTGACTGCACAGTGGTGCTGCCGCATTGGGTCCTAGTGTGATGGCCGGTTTGCCGTGTAGCAAGGCTTCGCCTGCGGCAATGCTGGAAAATGTAACCAAGCAATGCACATCACGATCCAGGGCCATTTCCATGGTATCATCGTTGACTCGGGTACTGCGACCTTGTTTGGTTCTTATCACAACGGGTCTATCTGTGTACTTTTTGATTTCTTCTTGCACATTGGCCAACCAATCTTCCAGTATGATATCATAATTGTTCAATAGTTTTTGACTGGGAGGCGCCAGCAAAATATTTGTGCCTGGCCGCATTTTCCGTGGCTTCACGCCTGTGATTTTTAATCTATCTCCAGGACGATCCACAACAGGGCCAAACCACTGCACATCATTTTTGGTAATGCGGTGATATATTTTCTTCTTGCCATTGCCAAAGTATCCTGTGTCAATGTAATAGAAATCTCTGTTGGCTGCACGACAGGCCTCCATTTGCTTGCGTTTGGTTATACCACGCAACACCACAGGAGTAGTGGTAAATTCTTCTTTTGACCATGTGCTGATTTGGCCACCGGCTCCTTGCACAAAACTCTGTAGAATAGGATCGTACATGTGACCTTTTCTTTCATATCTGTATTCGCTGTCGGTTGACACCACGCTGTTGGTTTGCAACTGTTCTATCTGCTGTTTGAGTTGTTTCAGTGTGATGCCATAGACTGTGCCTGCTGGGTCCACACGGTATTTCAGTATGTTGTCAAATATTTCCCGTATCTCTGGCACCACTTGGTCCAACACATGAACCACTGGTTTTGGTGGCTCAGGCGGCACCAAATCAGTTTCATCCTGTTGTTCCCAGATCATTGAGTCAACCTTTGTTGGCAGTAGTCGGCCAGCATGTGTTCGCGATGCCATTCGTCGCCTTGTGGTGTTGTAGCAAACTCGTGGAAACAAGGTGTGCCCAGAGTGTAATGCAATAACTTAGCATCTGGATTGGGACCGTATTCATCGGGCAACCAGTTCCACTCTTTGGGCAATTCTAAAATTCTGCTGTCTTCTAACCAGGTAAATCTGTGCAACTGTGCGCCAGTGGCCTTTTCCACAAACTCAGGTGTAAGTTTCCTGTTGGGATGCGAATCGCATTGCCACACAATCACTGAACTCCAATTCTTTCTAGGATAGTTTTCGTTCTTGGCGCCGAGATATTTTTCAGTCATCCGGGTTTGATAGTCATGTTTGACCACTGCCACGTCCCAGGCAATGTGTTGATCAACCCAGGTCCATAGTTTTACAATGTCATCGCGCAGGATCATGTCACCGTCGATGAAAATTGCCTTGCCAGAATAGCCTGTTAGATGTGGCACAAGAAAACGACTGTAGATAAATTGATTGCTGCCGTCGGTGTGTTTTTCAGTGTAGTCTTCAAACAAGTTCAATGCCAGGGGAATTATGGCCACTGGCTTTGATGCGTGTCTGATTATGCTGTTGGCACAGGTATGAAATGCTACTGCTTCTCTAGGATCGTAGCCAATAAAAATTGGTATGGGTTTCATCGACGTTCAATATCTTCCTCAACACAGTTGGTACCGTATTGTATTTCAATCAGTCGCAGTGGCTGGTCAGTTTCATTGCACAACATGTGCCACTGATTACGACCAATAAAGATATGCTGGTGTTGCCGAAATGTTCCCACATGATCTTGGTCGCTGCCAGCGTCCAATGTATAGACTGCGGCTTCACCTTCAGCCACAAACCAAAACTCCTCACGTTCTTCGTGGCGTTGCATGCTTAGGCATGTTTTGGGATCCACTGTAAGTTCTTTGAGTTTGGTGTTTGCACCCACTTCGTGAAGCACACGATAATAACCCCAAGTACGTTCTGTTTTGGGTTTTTTCCAATCTTCCAAAATCCACGAACTTGAGTTGGCCTTGTGTTCGCCGCCCACTCCAAACACAAACTCCACATCATCAAACACCATTTCTGGTATGTTCTCTGCTGTGCGATCGCCACCGTTGGCAAACACGATTTCATCGCTGGGGTATTTTTCTCGCACTCGACGAATAGCATCACAGGCTGTGCCATCTGAGTCATCGAACTCAACTATTTCCCCGACCATGTGTAGGTTACCCAACACTGTCATGCGTTCGCGCCAGGGCATGAACGGGCGGCCTTTTTTGCGTGTGAGCCATTCGTCTGAATTCAAACCCACAATCAAATGATCGCCTAGGTGATCAGCATGATTTAGATAAGAGATGTGTCCGGAATGCAGTGGATCAAATCCACCAGTTACTATG